ACAACCTTGCCCGCGCCATTGCCCACTGCGGCAGGGTGGTCAACGAGATGATCCCCGAGGTCTACGACACGCAGCGGGATATCCGCATCAGGAACGTGGACGACACGGAGACCTTTGTGCCCGTCAATACGACCGCGGTGCGGCCCTCGACGCGGTGATGGCGAACCCCGAGCAGTATCAGGGCATGGACAAAACGAGGCTGGCCCGCCTCGCCGCACGACACGGCAGGAATGCGCGGTATAACGACCTCACCGCGGGAAAATACGACGTGGTGGTGACGACAGGCCCGAGCTACAGCACCCAGAGGCAGGAGGCAGCACGTGCCCTGGAGCGGCTCGTCGCGGCCTATCCCGAGATCATGAAGATCGCGGGCGACCTGGTCTACAAGTTTCAGGATTTCTTAGGGGCGGAGGAGATCGCCGAGCGCATCGAAAAGACCATGCCCCCCGCCCTTGTGCCTCCCAAGGAAGGGGAAACGAGGCCTCAGCAGCCCCCGCCCCCTCAAGTGCTCATCAAGATGGAAGAAATGAAGGTGAAACAGATGCACCTGGAGGTGGAGAAGGAAAAACTGAAGGTGCAAAAACTGCGCGCCCTCAAGGAGGCGCAGGAGACGACGGGGGAAGTGAGAAGCATGCTCCTCGATCTCTTAAACGAGGTCTTTGCGCCGGAGCCGCCGGCAGGCACAAATGTGCCGGCGCCGACAGGAGGACCGGCAGGCAGAAAAGTAAAAAGGGGAAAGTGACGAAGGACGAAGGGGAGACTCTTTAATAGGTCTTATAGGTCCGATAGGTCGAATAGGACCTAGAGAAGGGCAGAATGAGGGACGAAAAGGACAAGGGTATAGCGACGCGTAAATAGATAAAAATCGGGTTCTCCTTCAAGGCCCGGCCAGGCCGAAGGGAGACGAAAAGCAAATAGGGAAGCGGCATGTGGGTGCCCACACACTCATGTGTCGCTTTCTTATTTGGCCCGGGAAGAATAGGTCGAATAAGACCTATTCCTGAAAAAACAAGGGAGGAACAGATGGAAGACTCGACCGTCACCACCATGCTGACGCCGGACGTTGCAGCGGACTCGTCACCCGCACCCGATGCGGACTCGCTGTCCGTGCAGCCCGATCAAACCGGGGACTCGGGTACCCCTGCCGCGCCGGAAACACCGAAAGAACAGGGAACGGGACCCTCGGGCGTGGAGAGACGCATCCAGCAGCTCGTCGCCAGGCAAAGGGAAGCGGAGCGGCGGGAAATCGCGAGGAGCGAGGAGGCCGCATACTGGCGGGGCATTGCGGAAGGCAGGATAAAACCGGCCGCGCCTGTGCAGCCGCAGTCGCCGGCAGGCGCCCCCCAGTTCCCCGCTTTGGCCGACTTCGAGCGGTCGGAAGACTTTGAGGAGGCGCGCACCAGGTATGTCGTCGAAAAGGCGAAGTGGGACCTGAAACAGGAGCTGGAAGCCCACCGGGCCAGGGAGACTCAAGGCGAGATAGAGCGCCGGTACAGAGCGAGAATGGCGGCTGCCGCAGGATCCGATCCGGAGCTTCTGGAGATCGAGAACGACACGACGCTGCCCGTCAGCCTGCCTATGGCGCTTGCCATCAAGGAGTCGGAAGCGGCGCCCTCGATCCTGCGCTACCTTGCTGCCCACCGGGATGAGGCGGCGAGAATCGCGGGCCTCAACCCCATTGCCGCGGCGCGGGAGATTGGGAGGATCGAAGCAGCGGCGGAAGTGGCGTCGCGCCCGCAGACCAGGACTGTCGTGTCCCAGGCGCCGGAGCCCGTGCGTCCTGTGGGCGGGACAAAAGGCAGCATAGACACAGACGACGAGAGGGTGCCCATCGACGAGTTCGTCAGGCGGAGAAATGAGGCACAGTACGGGAAGAGGAGATAAAAACAATCGCGGAACGCGGACCGTGAAACGCGAAAGTAGAGGGAAAAGAAGCGTGCAGATTCGCGATTCGCGATCAAAAAGGAGATGCTCATGTCGAACAAATTACTGACGCCGACGCAGGTGCTGCGTGAGGCCCTCCGGGTGCTCCACAACAACCTCGTCTTTGTCAAGAATGTAAATAAGCAGTATTCAAGCGAGTTTGCCATATCGGGCGCAAAAGTCGGCTCCACGATCAACGTGAGGCTGCCGAACCGCTACTATGTGGCAAAGACCACGGCCTTGCAGGCCCAGAACACGAATGAGGCCACGGTGCCCGTGAGCCTCACCACGAATTACCAGGTGGGCCTCAATTTCACCCAGGCCGAGCTGACGCTTTCCCTCGATGACTTCTCGAAGCGCGTCCTGACGCCCGCCATGGCCCGCCTCGCGTCTCAGATCGACCAGGACGGGCTGGGTGAGGCGACGAACGTCTACAACCAGGTGGGCACGCCGGGGACCACGCCGGGGACGGAAGGCGGGACTTTTACCCCCGACCCTTACAACCTCGATTACAATGCGCCGCAGATTTATCTGAACGCGGGCATGATGCTGGACAACATGGCGGCCCCCAGGGACGACGCGAGGCGCGTCGTCGTCAACCCCGCGGCCATGGCAAAATCGGTGAACGGCCTGAGAGGGCTGTTCCAGGACGCGGCAGAAATCGCGAAGCAGTATAAAAAGGGCGTCATCGGCACGGCCCTTGGCTTCGAGTTTGCCATGGACCAGAACGTGAACCTCCTGGTGACGGGCGCGCGTAGCGGCTCAGCCACTCCGACAACAACGAGCGCAGGCCAAACAGGGGCAAACCTTGCAACAACGGGATGGGCGACATCAACGACCAACATCCTCATGGCCGGCGAGATCATCACCATCGCCGGGGTATACGGCGTCAACCCGGAAAACCAGTCGAGCACGGGATATCTCCAATCGTTCGTCGTCACGAACAACTGCTCGTCCGACTCAGGCGGGAATGTGACCATACCGATTGCGCCATCGATAATCCCTGTCGGCGCGCAGGTGGCCAACGGTACGGTCACCGCCGCGCCGGTGGCAGGTGCACAGCTTACTATGGGGTCAGGAGCAGCGAACTCGGCCTATCCCATGAATGTGGCCTATCACAAAGACGCTTTCACCCTGGCCACAGCCGACCTGGAGATGCCGAAAGGCGTCGATTTCGCGGCCCGCGAGACCTACGACGGCATCAGCATGCTGATCGTGCGTGCCTACGACATTAACAACGCACAGTTCCCGTGCCGCATTGACGTGCTCGCGGGATGGGCAACGCTTAGACCCGAGCTTGCCTGTAGGATCACAGGGTAGGGGAGGGAAACCATGCCTATAAGAAATCTCACTGACGCAAACCCGGACGGCTGGAACATCGGCCAGTCGCCCACTGACAAGATCGGGTTCTATGGAGCACCCCCGATCATGCAGAAAGGAAATCCTTATCAGGGACCTGTCGGGCCGCAACCTATGGGGGAGATAGTCAATTTCTTCACAACTCAGTCTCCTTCGGCGATTGCCGCAAACACCACGGCAGAGAGAACCTTCACCATCGCGGGTCTTCTGGCAACCGACTTCGTTTTAGCGGTCAGCATGCCCATGAGTCAGGCGGGTCTCGGCATATGCGGCGCTCGCGTAGACTCATCGGGAGGTTCACTCCATGTGACCTTCAGCAACGACACGGCAAACCCCATCACGCCGACCGCGACAAAGGTCTACAACGTGGTAGTGCTGAGGGGCTTTCCGACTATTTCCGCAGCCCTCACTCCCACCGCCGTGCCGGGCGGTACGAGCGTGGAGCAGCAGTTCAGCATCGCGCCTACGCCTCCCGTGGCCACCTCAAACATTAATGCGGCCGGGCAAGTGACGGGCGTTAACTTCACTTCCAACGGCTCTGGTTATGTGGTGCCGCCTACGGTTGTCTTCGCAGGGGGCGGACCGAATCCTTCAGACGTCCAGACCGGTACATTTCTCGGTCTTGATGATCCTCCGGCGACAGCAGCCATGCCTTATGGCTCCGGGGCGGCAGGCATTGCCATTCTCAATTCGGCAGGCAATGTCGTGGGTGTCCAGATAACGCATGGCGGCGCAGGTTACCAGGTTGCGCCCGCTGTCTCCTTTGTGGGCGGCGTCTGTATCCCCAGGGGCTTTCTCCTCGCGGTGAATAAGCCGACGCTCGATGCGGGCATAGGGATCGGCGGGTGCAGGGTGGTGAGCGATAACGTGATCGCTGTCACCTATTTCAACAACACCACCGGCCCTCTTACCCCCACAGCACAGACCTATATGTTGATTGCGCTGAGTTCCCTCATCCCGATCAGCAAAACGTTTGTGGCCAACATCAACGTGGGGACGGTGAGCAGCGCCGCAACGATTTCAACCACAGAGGCATCCTTTGCTCTCAACGGCGCTCTGGCGACGGATGTGATCACCGGTGTCCAGAAGCCAACCTTTCAGACTGGTTTGATGATTGGGAATGGAAGGGTGCCGTCAGGCGGCAACTATGTCAATGTGCCCTATGTCAATCCCACGGCGGGGGGCATTACACCCACGGCCAACGAGATCTATAGCGTGGCCATCTTCAGGCAGACGCCGGGGCTGCCGCTTGCGTTTTTCATGCTTCAACTTTCTCCTCAGTCGGTGGCACTCGGCACGACTGCTGAGCAAAGTTTCACCGTGCCAGCGGGACTTGTGACCTATATCAATTCCGTCTCGGGGTCGGTTTTTGTAAACAAACCTTCGCAGCAGGCGGGCCTTGCGATTGTCGGGTGCAGAGTGATCTCCGGAACCAGCATCGGGATCACCTTTCAGAATAACACCGGCAGTGCGATCACCCCGACCCCCGGCGAAATCTACATCTGCGGGGCGACCGATCAAGTACCCACCGGGACGGAGGCAGCGAGCTACACGCCTTTCACTCAGGAAGCGGCGAGTTTCATGTATCAGCAGCAGATCGCGCTGCTCAACGAGCTTGAGCAGGTGGCCGCTGTGTCGGGTCTGATAAACGGCGGCTAACAACAGAAGCAAAAAAAGGCATGCGGGTAGGTGAGTACCCGCATGCCGGACTCTTAAGCAGGAACAGAGGAGGAGGCAATGCCGATAGCAGCAGATCAGCAGGTCCCGCATGTAAAGATGGGGCCGAGTCCGGAGACCGAATACAAAAACTTTCCCAGGATGATCTACCACGTCA